GCTGGTCGTGGTTGTCGTGGTCGTGGTCGCAAAACTGACGTTGAACCACGGAGTCGTCGGGTGATTGGCGATATCCGCCAGGCCCTCACCCTTGAACTGCAGGGTCTGCCAGGTATCGGCGATCAAGCCCAAGGCAGCTCCCGGGGCAAGTCGGCAACGCCAGAACAGCCAGACATCGTTCGGGCCCACCGGGTTATTCGACACGAACTTGAAAGCGTACTCCTGGTCCGGGACGGCGATGCCCAGGATGACCCCCGCTTCCACCGAGGCACGGAGGAAGATCTGCAGGTTATTCATGCTGAGTTCGTCCAGCTCAAAGTTCAGGTTGTAGCCGCTTTCCAGCGTCACCACCTTGTCTTTGAGCTTGGTCATGGCTCTGGACAGGTAATGCTCCAACTTCGTCTCTGTGACCTCCACCTCACACTTGGGGCAGTTGCCCAGATCGATGAGGGCAGCCATGGAGGGCGGCGTCACTCCAGTCCATCGACCAACGGACAACACCCCACGTCCCAAGGTGTAGTTGGCAGGATTCGGGCTTACGTACGGCATGTTGCTTACCTCCTTCGGTCAATTTGCAAGCGCTTGCACTACTGCATTAAGGTAGCAGTATTCTCGACGTACTGAATCTCCAGGACGATCCCAATTCCGATCGTGTTATTGCCAGTTGGCGGACGCAGCATCCGGCTGGTCTCAACCTCATGGAAAGCAGACTCCGGACCAAACGTATTACCCGGCCCATACAGCGACTTCTTCACCTGCTCCAGAAAAGCTCCCAGCTCCTGGGACGACGAAGCTTCCGTCGTTGCAGCAATGAAGGCCTCGATCACCACCTTCATCTTGCGCCGATAGTTCGGATAATCGCCTCGCATCGAGATTTGCGTCACCGGATCTTCCAGCTCGAAGAACTGGATCGCCGGCAAATTCCCAACACCAGGCTCCGCCTTCGGATTCCGGGCGGTGTACACCACTCCTGCCACAGAAGCCATCCTCATCCACAGCTCCTGCATTATGCGTTCACGCTCCAGCACTTTCGAGCCCCCTGATGATCTGGTTCAGCACCAGGTCGATGGCTGCATCCACCAGCGCTGGATTCTCCAGGATCGGTTCTATCATGCCTCCAGGCGCCTGGCGGGAATAAATTCTTCCGCCAGATTCAATCGTGCGCTGCCCGACCCGGGGATACAGCCCATGCTCCAGAATCTCCGCATAATCCACTCCGGTGCCAAACTCTCCTGAATAACTGAGGCCACCATCCAGGAACTCCACGTTCGACCAGGAGCCTTTCAGATGCCCGGACTTATACGGAGTCCTGCCCCGTACCAGATCCCGCAGGCTGTTCAAGGCATCCAGAACTCCAGCCCGAGCTGCGGCAGGGACTCGACCCAAGGCATCAACGATCTTCTGGGTCGTATCTACCTGAACAGTCACATCCATCAGGTGGCACCCTCTACCCGGAAAGCAGTAGCAACCTCGTAGAGGTGGCGAAGCTCCAGTACCTTGAAAATCACGCCCGAAGCATCTACGATCTGATCCTTCTGGGACGCTCCTACTGGAACCGTTGCTCCTTCCAGAACAAAAACTACATCTCCTGCGGACATGCCTGCAAACATCGCCGTCGTTCGGGCGATTTTTTCATCTGCGACTACCCGCAGGGCTTTAACTCCAATGGCATCAGCGTACGAATCGACATTATGACCCTTCGTCGGATCGAACGCCTGCCTAATCCACTGGCGGTACGTTATCAGCTCCCGCACCCCGGTATCGTCCAACAGCGTCCGGAGTGCAGCGCCAGCGATCAGGAGCCCAGCCTCGGCAATTCCCACCATGACCTCCTATGCACAACCTTAGGTCGTGGTCGTGGTATGCGTGGTGGTCGTGCTCGACGTGGTGGTCGTGCTCGACGTGGTCGTGGTATGCGTGGTGGTCGTCGACGTGCTGGTCGTGGTCGAAGTGCTGGTTGTCGTGGTGGTCGTGGGATACGCGACCTTCGTTCGGTTCTGGTCGAGGGTCAGCGCCGAGCCATAGATAGCTTTACGCTTCCCGATGGCGCCGGCCTGCTTACCGCCTCCAACATTACCCATCTTTCCCGAGCTTCCGATGGTCATGCTTCAGACCTCCTTTACGTCGTAGTCGTGGTGCCAGGTTCTGTTACGCTGGTCGTCGTACTGGGGGCGGGCGTCGAGCTGGTGCTGGACGTGGAAACGGTGGTGGTCGTCGTAGTCGTCAAGCAGGGATCTCGCTCCCATGGCCAGAAACTCGGATAACCACCGCGGTACACCCCATTGCTGCTGTAGCCCCAGTAGGACAGGTAGCCCATGCTCATCCGGCGCCACCATTCCTGCCGGTAATGCCACTGGGGCGACATTCCCTCGATCGTCCCACCACGTATCTGGCTGGTAAACTTCATCAGCGCAAAATACGTCGGCCACTGTAGCGACTGACAGACGAGATCGAGGATCGACCCCTTCTTGGCAGGATCTCCAGAGACCTGCACCGTGAGGATTCCACTAAGCGCAACCTGGGTCACTCGGGCATTGGCTGGAAGGTTCTCGGCTTCCAGAGTCGGCCTGGCTACCAGCGCCTTGTGGACCACATTGTAAGCTATCTGTGCCTGGGCCTCCTTCACGATATCCGGAACGAAAAACGAGATCCGGGTCTGGCCCGTCAGCTCCATGTCAAAACTCGGATTCGTGACAATCCGGGTCTCCTCCAAATCACGCGGAAACTGCAGCGCCTGGCCACAATAGATACGTCTTCCCCTCCACGGGAAATACGCCATTATGGCCACGGCCATCAGGAGTCGATACTCTTTCTGCTGCTGGCTCAGCGACGTCCAGTCTGTTATCGGTATCCCCGACGCTTCCGAAAAAGCGGTGAGGATAGCATCTGCTTCTGCAGCCTGGATGTAGCTGTTCGACTCTCTGCCGCCTACGGCTGTGAGGAGGGCCATGTCTCAAACCTCCTCTGACGAGGCTTACCGGCAACATTCTGCCCCGAGGGACCAGGTGCCTTTTCGGCCGGAGACACAATCGAGGGCATTTCCTCGACCAGAAACAGCGGGTGGCCTTTCTTACCCTTCAGCTTCTGCAGCTCCAACGCAACTGCCACAGGCACATCTGCTGGCACCCCGGAGGAAAAGGAGAATTCACCCTTCCCTTGGTAGTAAATATACGTCTTTCCCGGGTTCCCGAGCAGTGTTACTTTCGGCATGCTAACTCACCTCCAGTTCGGTTGGATGCTTACCCGCCGATGGTGGACGAGGTCGTCAGCTGCGGGTTCAGTCCGACGCACTTCACCACGGCATCCTCGGTCTCATAGGCCAGGGCCAACCGCATGGTCAGCACCACGATGAGAACCCGGGCGCGGATATCACGGTCTGTCTCAACCATGATCTGCCGCTGAACGCCCATGATGATGTTCTTCGGGTAAGTCAGGATGAAGTTCGTGTCGGGCATCAAGGCGGCCGGAACCACCGGGATGCCGAAGGCGACGTTGGGCACCCATTCGGTGGTTTTCTGATCACCGAGGATGGACCAACGGTTCGCCAGGGTGTCGGCGTAGGCAATTTCCGACGCGGGGCTCACATAGAACCGCAGAGCTGCACGGTTCCTCATGAACTTGGGCGGCATGGCCAGGGTGCCGGCTTTGAAGACGGCCCTGGTTACGGCAACGGGACTGGAGAAATTGACCACATGGCTGGACGCTCCAGCCAGGATTCCTTCCATCAGGCCCAGGAACGTGTCTCCTTCGTTCGTGGTGTCGCCGAGGATTACCAGCTCCTCGATGTCGAGGCTGGCGCGCTCCGCAATCATGGACATGATGGTATCTTCCAGATTGCCCCGCTCGATGTTGTCTTCCAGGACATCGTACGGGATGTGCACCTCTGCGATCACCTCTTCCGTCATGAGGTTGACCTGGTCGGTGGTGGGCGCAGACCGGTCGGTTGCCGAAAGCGCAGTACCGGTGGCCGGGGCCTTGCGGAGAATCCGCGTCCCGAAACCGATACGGTTGATCTGCATCTTCGGAGCATTCATGGGAACGACGCGCAGGTCGTTCACAATGGTCGGCTGATTGATCACCAACCGAATGAACGTATTCGCCTGTTCAGGGTTCAAATAACCGCCAGACGCAAGATTACTGACGGCAATATCCGCCTTCTCGACGATGGAACGGTTTCCAGGCTTCATCGATCTTATACCTCCCTATTAATCTGTGATGTGCTGCTTGGCGCTAAGCACCGAACTGCTGGCGGACGCCCTCACGGTCCAGAGTCTCACCAGTCAACAACCCCCGGAAAATACTGCGCCGTTCGTCCTTCTTGACGTCCTTCCGGGCGCCCTCGGGCGGATCTTCTCCGGCTCCGGGCCGCTCGGAGGTCAGCGCCTCGCCCAACTTCTCGGTCTTGGAGGCGATGGCTGCCACCTCGGTCTTCAGGGCATTGAGCCCTTCCTGCAGCTGGACCAGGGCCCGCTCCAGCTTCTCCTTGTTGGGCATCATGGTGTCGGTCGGCGCCACGTTCGGGTCGGAAATGATCGGGTCGCCTTCGGCCTTCGGCTTCTTGCCACCCTTCTCCTTGCCGTTACCACCCGCAGCAGCGTCGGCGCCGGCGCCCAGGTCGTTATCGTCGTCATTGACGGGCGGCTTCTTGGCCTTCTGGGCCAGTTCGGCCTTGAAGGCATCGATCTCACCCTTCACGACGCCCTTAACGGCGGCCAGGAACTCCTCTTTGGACTCAAACATTGCCATGTCTTCAGTACCTCCCTTTTTCTTTCCCTTTTCTTCGGGCGGCAAAGCCCCGTAGCACTTCACGGACTTCAGCGCCCGGGTTAGCGGTTCAAACTTCTCTGCAACGCTCTTCGCAGCCTCAGGGGACAGGATATCCAGGCTTGTGGCCAGGAACTGCCGGAAGGCGTCCACTGCTGCCAGGATCGTCTTCTTGCGGCTTTTGATATCCCCTGCCGACTGCTTCATGCTTCCGATGACAATGTCCACCATGGAATCCAGCTCGCTGAAAAACAGGTCTGCGAAGGTCGGGCCCAGCGCCTGCGCAAACAGCTGCATGTCGTCGGAGCCTCCAGCGATCTGGTCTTCCACCTGCAGCGGGGCGTGGAAGGGCGCGGCCGGAACTGCGTCGCCGTCCTTCTGGACCTGCTGCGTGTTCACCGTAAGGGCATTTTTGACACCGGAATCTGGCTGCAGCTTTCCCACCAGGGCCAGGGCTCCACCAGGCAAGCGGATCATCTGCATCGAGGACGAGTCCATCTTGGCAGCCGGTACTTGCTCCAAACGGACATAATCCTCATGCGCCTGAGCTTTTTCCACGCTGGCTTCTGCAAGCCACTCGTTGCCCTTCAGGCCGATCAGCTTCTCCAGTTCTGCACCCTTCGGCCCCACACTCCCTTTCGGGACCAAGATACTCTGAACCACCATGCTCATGCTCAGATCCTCACCTCCTTTCTGGGACTTGATGACTCGGAACGGCATGCGATTCGCTCCATGCTTCACCAGCGAGACAAAATGCGCCTCCGGCTGTGTCATCATCGTCACGTCCTTTTCCACCTGCTCTGTCACGATTTTGACGGACATGCGTCACCTCCTGTCTTACACCAGCAGAACTGTCACTTCGATGCTGGTCGTGCCGTCCCCTCCAGTGAGCACCGGCTGCAGCGTGGAAAGCATTTCAAGCATCCTGGCCGCCTGCCCAGACGCTGTGAGAGCAATCGTCACTCCGGCCAAATTCTTTACTGCCGCAAATACAGCTACTGACCGGTTATGGCGTCCCTGCAGGCCGATGGACGCTCCGCCTCCGCCAAAAGTGCCGGTGGCCATCACCGTAGGCATTTCGGTAGGCGCACATCCCATCAAATTCTGCGCAGGTATCGCCTTGCTGAATGTTGCTCCACTTTACCACTCGTTCGACGATAACCTCACGGTCTACTCCGGGTGGGGCTGGCAGAATGACTTCCCTCGCTACCACAACAGGATTCACTGTCTTAGCCATCAGGCAGCCTCCTTGATCTCTTCGTTGTCTATCAGGATCATCCGGTGCGCATGCTCCATCTCGATCTCAGTCGCAGTCGTCCGCATGACAACGTGCTTGTGCCCCAACATCATGCCCGTCATCGACGGAATGACATTTCCCTCTGCGTTGAACTTCAAATCCAAGGAATGATCATGCGGAGGCAGGAGGTCCTCTGCGGACTTTTCGGTCTCACCAACGAGCCGCCTCGTAAGCTGCACCGTCGCCTGCACAGGGACCGGGGTGACTGGACCAAAAAAGCTGAAGCCGTTCAGTTCCCCTTTGAGCACCATGGCCCACAGCTCATCGGGAAACACCTTCACACCTAAAACCCAGGAGCCTTCCAAGAATCCATCGGGATCGTCCTTGCGGGCCAGGAACGATTCAACCGTCAGGCAGCCTGATGGCTCCAGGTTATGCTGCACGTCAATCTTATTAACTCTGCCCTTCGCCAGAAAATCGTGCGCCATCTTCTTGATATCTTCCGGCGTCATAGCTTCGCCGTCAGTATCAACCTGGAACGGTGCATAAACCTCACCGTAGACCAGCCTCTCGGCTTCAGATTTTATGACGATGTGCGACATACTTCCCCGGCAGCCACTTATAATACTAAAAATACTTCATCTACCTTATATACATGGCTGCAGGGGTCAATTATTTTGCAAGCGCTTGCAAATTACGAGGGTACGCTTTTTCAAACTGCGGTGGGGACTAAACAACAAAAAAATAGGCAGGCCATCCCACCCGGAAATGCTTCCAGGCTAAGGATCACCTGCCTTGCCGTAGTCTGCTTAAGGTGGCGGGAAAGCAGCCTACAACTTTTTCAGGGATACAGACCCATACTCGACGGGCTCCACCTGCATGAAGCCCTTCAGGGCATCCTCCCCTATGTACTTTTTGGTCTCCGAGACTTTCACTCCAACCAGCGCGTCGAACAGGTTGATCTTCCCTTCCTTCTTCAGCAGCCTGGCAAGTTCGGTGGGCGTCCCCATTATCGTCTTGCTGCCCCGAGTAACATCACACTTGCCATACTTGCCGACCTTGTGTCGCCACTTATCCCGTTCAGCCATTTTCAACAGCAGCTTCTTCAGCGGCTCCACCTTCTTCTTTACTTCCGCCTCCATGGCCTTGCGACGCTCGTCCACTTCGGCACCAAAATCAATCATGGCGTACAACTCTTCCGTCGTAACGGTGCCGAGGGACTCCAGGGACTCCGCTTCGAGCCACAGTTCAATCAGCTCCTCCGGCTTCCTGGACTTCGTAGCCACACCAGGCGGCGGTCCACTGGCCGCCTCTTTCTGCCTAACTCCAGCTTTTGCCATCTACTCCCCTCCTATACCAGGATGAGCTGCGTCTTCCCCAATTTCTGAAACTTCTTAATCGTGTCCTCCGTCCCTCCTTTCCGATCCTCCGCCACACAGGCAATGAGGACGTCAGCCTCTACCCCTTCCCACTCCAGCGACGGAGTCAGCATAATCACCGTCCACTTCGGCATCTATACCTCCCGGTAATCGTGGATCTTATCTACTCTGTGCTGAAACTCCCGTTCGTTCGGCTCTATCCACCTAAGTCCCAGCGCATAGAAAACGTGAAATTCGTCCCGGCCGGCAATCTTATCTTCTCCATGGAACAGGCCGTACTGATTCAGCTTATACCCCTTCCCTTTGGCAAACCCACGCATCTGGACATTGAAAACCCCATTGCCAGTCAGAAACACCTTCATCGCTCCCCATTCATCCTGGAACGCCAGATACAGATTCACCGTCAGGCCTCCGAATTCCACGTCCGCCGAGCGTCTGATCCTCCCTTTTGCTGCCGGCGTCAGCGGTTTCGGCACTTCAAACAGACCCTCTCCTGGCGCCAGCACCATGTACGCCCGGTGCAGATCCGACACTATCACGTCGAGATCTCCGACCGTCTCCTTCGTGCCACGCCTGATCGAGCCACAGACCTCATTCATGACGCCTGCTACAGTCAGCTTCGCCGACAGTTCCTCCGCCAGCTTCCTGGCCTGTTCCATCGGCATCCTGCTTCCATTCTTGCTCACTGCCTGGCTCCCAAAAAGTTTTTAGATGGTGAAATTATAGAATAGGTAAAAATTTTTGTCAAGGGAAAAATCACTAACTCAGGTAACATGACCAGTCCCGGATATCAGCTGAAACAGCCTACACCTGGGACTGGCCATCACCTTCGCCAATGCTTGACCTCGCCACACAATGCCTTTGCCTTCGACACATTACCGACGCAGGGCGGCACCAAGTCACGCTCTGCTCTGCCACGCCCATGCTGTGCTCTCCGTGCGGTGCCCGCGCCTTGCAATGGGTTGCCAATGCGACGCAAACCATGCTTTGCATTACCGACGCTTCGCCACACTTTTCCGCTGCGAAGCCGCGAAAGGCCATACCTCTGCGACGTCAAGCATTACGCTGCTTTTCCTCTGCTGCGCTGCTGTGCACCGAGCTACGCCTGTGCAGAGCTGTTCCAAGCCGCTGCTTCGCCGTGCCGCTGCTTCGCCGTGCTGTCGCTTTACCTTGCTTAACTTCACCACGCTTTGCCCCAGCAGCGCGGAGCTTTTCTCTGCCTCAGGTGCGCGGAGCTTAGCACTGCACTTGCTGAGCGTGACCTTGCTTTTCCTGTGCTCTGCGTACATTACGCTGCTTAGCATATGCTGAACGCGGCAGTGCTACGCCGGCCCAGTGCCACGCCTCGTCTTGCCACCGCTTTACCATGCTTTGCAGACCTCGCCTTGCCTTCTCGTTGCTGTGCGCTGAATCGCCCGGGCCGGGCGTTGCTGGGCCTTGCCGAGGCCCCGCCAAACAGTGCCGGCGCCATACCGTGCTGCAAATAGCAGCGCCAATGCTTTTCAATGACAGGCGTTGCCGGAGCTTCACCATGCGTTGGAGCGCTGTGCCCATGCTTCGCTCGACTTTTCTTCTCCATGCCCAAGCTTCGCATGACTCTGCAACACCTATGCCGAGCAATCCTGACTGCGCTATGCCTTAGCTGCGCCACGCTATCGCTACGCCCAGATTCGCCAGGCCACGCCTATGCTTCGCACAGCTTGACCCAGCCAAGCCTCAGCCAACACGCTCCCAGGTGAAGCGGCCATACGAGCCATTTCGGAACTGGCCCAGACCTTTCAGCTGGCCATAATCCATCAGCCCCTCGATCATCTGCCAGGTCAGCTCCTTGTGAGGCAACAGGGCGATCTCCACCATGAACTGTGTTCCCGCGGCAATGAAGTCACTCTTCGCCAGGGCAACCCGGGGCCCCATCGCCGTCATCGCCCGAAGCGGCCGTTCGAACACTCCGTCCACCTTGTCCTTCAGGAAAATTCGCCGAGGGAACACGAACACGTAGTTGTCAAGCTTCGACTTCAGCGCTCGGACACCCGTCTGAGCTTCACGCTCCGAGGGCTCGCCGCCCTTCTTCTGCTTGGTCGTTTCCACCTGCTCCTTGAGGACGTTGCCGGCCTCCTTCAGGAAGCCCTTCACGTGGTAATCGAACAGGTAGACACCATCGGCGTCCTGCAAGAAAGTGGTGTAACCTGCCTCCCCACCCTCCAGATCTTTCACCGGCTCGTCTTCCCCAGTCTCCTCACTGGCCACGTGGGCTGTGAACAGATCCTTCTTAGTCGGGATCGTCCCCAGCAGATTCTCGGTCAACGTCAGACGATACTTCCTCCGCTCCTGCTTGATCATGTGACTCCTCCTTTTTCTGGCCACAGGCCGGACATCCATCAGCCTTCGTGAACTCTACTCCAACTGGCACCGGAGCAGCAACTCCAGCCTTCTTCCGCACCATTGCAGCGAACTCACTCGGTCTGATCACTCCTTCTGCACTGCAGCTTCATCGGGCAATCCGCTGCACTATCTCAGCCAACAGATCGGCCCGCAGGCTCTGGACTTGTTGGATCAGCTCCTGAGTTCTGATCGTCAGCGTATCAGTCGCCACCTCCGCTGCGTCCATCAGGAACGACTCCAATCTGCCCTGAGCCGTGCTTAAATGGACCACCATCCTGCGGGCATACTCCCTCCTGGCACCTTCCGCTAACGCCGACTGCTCAAGGAGAGCAGTGCGTGCAGCCCTTCTGCTCCGGGTCACTCTCAACTCACAGACTCTGTCTGGCATGGCTCCTCCTCATTTCTTCGCCTTCCGCCGATCTGAGCCAGCATCTACAACAATCCGCTGGACTTCGGCGTAGTCGATCTGGGCTTCCTCTTCGTAAAAATTAACGTCCTTGCCGTCCAGCTTGTGGCCGGTAACCTCCTGCACGTCGTGATCCAGCACGAAAAGCTGCAACGGCACCTCCTGGCTGGTCAGGACATTTCGAACCAGGCCACCTTCCACCACGATCACCAGCACCGGACTGGCGCCCATGATGTAATCGATCTGCGCGCACTTTCCGTCGTTGTTGATCCTGGCCGCCTCTTCGCCTTTCAGATCATGGACCATCTCGTCCAGATCGTCCTGGGTCATGGACTCCAGCTGCTCCTTGGTCAAATTCGGCATGCTTCCTCCTTACCAGTCTTGCGCCTCAACTTCTTCAATCACTACCAGCTGCCCATCACGCAGACGCGCCCTAACGTAAATCTTCGGCCTGTCGCCCATCATGCGCAGCAGCTCCTGACTCTCGGGATCGTCCACCCAGCGTTCGCTGAATTTTGACGATCATACCTCGCGTTCCTTCGAGATCTAGCCATACTGCACCAGGCAGGCGCTGACTATCGGAGGCGGGGGCGGCAGCTTGATGGCTTCCAGCTGCATGATCCGTTCCTGATTCTCCTCCAGCTTGCGGTGCATTGCTTCGATGCAGGTATACAGCTTCTCCAGCAGCTCCCGCACCGTATCCATCGTCGGGGATTCAATGCTTTCGATCGCCTCGTGGCCAACCACCAGCGTCACCATCTTACCCTCGACCTTCCGATTCTCCAGCTGGAACCCACGCTTCCGTAACTGTCTGGACCAGCCACCGAGCCGCTGCCTGGAGAAACCCTCTTCCGGTACGACCGCTGATGCCAACCCCTCCAACTGGGCCACAGCATGGATCGTCTGTGGGAACTGCAACTTTCCCGTCTTTCTCATAATCCTGCCTCCTTAGATATACTTCCAGCTTTTTCTTCTTTTGATATCACTCACCGTCGACTGGTCTATTCCATGGTCTTTGCAAATAACCCTGTGGGAACGACTATCAGCCCTTATCTGCAGAACCTTCTCGGCAGTGAGTTTGCTTAAATTACTGCTTTCTCCTCTGTTCGACGGGCGGCCTGTTCTGCCCTTCTCCATAGCATCCTGAAGATTCTCTGCCTGCGAACCAAGGAACAAATGATCAGGATTCACGCAGAGTCTAACATCACAGGTATGCAACACCTTCATACCAGCCGGGACAGGTCCATACGTCAGTTCCCATGCTACTCGGTGAGCACGCTGCTTTCCTCGCTCCTTGCTTACATAAAACTGCCCATAGCCATACCGTACCCCATTTGTGGCACCAGTCCACAGCCAACAGCTATCGGGCGCGCCTATTTCAACTTTTGACCAGAAGCGCTCTTGCACCTCCAGCCTCCTTTCCTACCTGCTCTTCAAATCTGCAATCCTCAGGGCCCTTATCCATGCGCCATCTTACAAAACGTGGCCACCGAAAAGCTTTGCCATCCCAACCAGAGACCTGCATCTCTATTACTTTACCTTTATACTCATCTATAAACTGCCATCCACGGTCGACAACTTCCTGGTCCATATTCCCATGGTGGCATTTGGCTACTTCTATTTTTACACCTTCGGAATTCAGCATAGCCATGACAAACGAAGCCAACTTCCCATTTGGCTTTCTCGGAGTATCGGTCAGACCAGAGCCTCCATCAGCCGCTTCCGTTGCATCAAAGATAAACGCATCCACAGTTCTGTTCTGATCAGCTTTTATCTTCCACCACCACGAATTCGTTCTCTGGCCCATCGGGATCGGCTTCGTCTGATTCTTGGCTATGGCACCTTCGAGGCCGGCATCCAGAAACTTCTCCACCTGCCGCTTCGTCGCCGGATACCTCTCGATCAGCTTGATCTTGTCGTACGCCCCCGGGCAGTTCTGATACAGGAAATCGATCACCCGGCCGGCGATATCCCGGCGTCTTTCGTCCGGCAGATGCCTAACGTCCATGCCCCTCACTACCAGGGCACCCCAGACCGCATAGCCGACGAATTCTCCGATCTCCAGTCGGCGCAGCGTCATCTTATCCTGGCTGCCGTCCTGCTTGCGTACATCCGTCAACTCGCCGTCCAGCACCGTGTCGTCGAGATCTGGGCAGGCTATCGCAGCCATCTCCGGATTGACCTCGTTCTGCACTCGAAAACCTTTCGCCCGGGCCACGCCCTTCAGGAAATCTTCCCGGTTGCGGCCTACCAGCAGGCTGCCTTCGGCGCCAATCTGCATCGTGATCCGCTGGCCGTCCATCTTCGGTTCGACCACCCACTCAGAATTTTCCCAGATCTCCTCCGGGGCATCCTCTAAGTAACCCCCACGACACCTGGGGGCTTCCAGATTCATCTCATTCCGCAGATCTCTCATTTTCTTCCTTCCACTTTTTCTCCTTCGCTGTATGCACCTTCACCAGCTTGACAACAAAGGCTGACACTACAATCCACACCAGAAGCTGCGCCCACCAGGGGCCGACAGGCATTGGCATTGGCGTACTGGCCGCCTGGCCATAGCGGGGCGGAAGACCATACAGGGCCAACTCTTCATTTTTCCGGGCATTTCGATCTGCATCTACCAGCCCCCGCAGCACCGCCGATTCTTGCTCGGTCCAGGCATTCGCCTGCCCAACTTGAATCGGTCCAAGCGCCAGCACCGTCCCCAGCACCAGAATTCTCGCAATCTTTTTCATCTGTGACCTCCATGCCAGCCGCCGCAACCCCAGCCACCGCAGTAACCCCAGCCGCATGGACCGGCGAATTGCCAGGACGAATACTGCGGGCCAGTCAGTGCGCCCGGCACCGGCGTTCCTGCCGGATACCCCATCGTCGTGTTGTACTGCTCAGTCAGCTTGGCTACCACGTTTGGTGGCAGACCGTCCATCATGCCTCTCGCACACCCTGCGAGCAGTAACAATGCCGTCAACGTCGCCACCTTTAGCGTCTTCTTCATCTCATCCGCTCCTTGTAGCCGTTCCTCCACCCAATCTTGCATCCGCTTGCTTGCCACCGTCTGTTCCTCCCGTGCCATCCAGTTGATTTGATGTGATGATTATAAGATAGTATAGGTAAGATTATTTGTCAAGTTTTTTTTCACTTTCTACAAATTTTTTTCACTCCTTTGAATTTTTTCACATTTTGCTACGTGCCTCATACTGCTGCAAGCGCTTGCACTGGCAGTCGCGATGCGTAGAATTGGTGTGGGTTTCCGGACTCTTTGACATGGTCATACAGGCACTAATCGGCAAGATGAAGGTAAGTGGTTTAAGTGCTCTGGGTTCAGGCACTGACGGGGATCATGTGCTCCTTTTCTCCAGAAACGGAGTCCCGACGAGCACTTACGAGCAGCCCTTACTTCGAAGTCCTCAAGACGCATCAGTACGGTGGCACTTCAATCTTATCGTACGTGGCAAACACGTTGCGGCCTATGTGCAGCAGGCACGGCTTCGGTAACAGGACGTTCATCACAGCCCTATCCACCTCCGCCAGCACCATCGTGTGCGTATCTGGTGCACCAGGCAGGTGCATCGCCATGCTGAGGAACTCCTGCACTACACACGCAGCCAGCCTGACCCATGCAGCTGGGTAGGCATGACTCATCCCCCGGCGACGCTCCAGCCACAGACCCACGGTCCTCGGTTCCGGGGCCTTCGAGTACAGCACAGCCTCCGCCAGTTCAGGCGTGGCATGCACCCAGGCCAGCGTAAACGTCCCATCCCGGCGCAGATTCTTCAGCGTCCCAGACTCATGCCTGGCCATCATGGCGAACGCCCTGCCCTTGTTCACCGGCACCAGCCAGGAGAACGGCGAGCACCGTGGCTTGCCATCCTCGTCAGTCGTGCAGGCCATCACCACCGCCTGAGGCGTAAACAACTCCCACATTTCGTACATCTACTTCTCCTCGTCGAGATTCAACAGTTCTTCGATCGTCCACTCGCTTTCTTTCGGCTTCGGAGGCTTCTCCTTCGGCATGAACCGGATCACCCGCACCCCTTTTGGAATCTTCCGCTTCGGTGCTGCAGACTCCATCAGGCGTGCGGCAAGACTGCGTGCAGGAATCAGAATCGGGGAGCCGCTCCCAGCCAGAATATCTACAACCTCCATCAGCAGCCGAGGCACCTCCTCCTTGCTGATGCACCTGGACGTGCTTCGGCCTATCCCAACACCGTACAGATACTGCAGCGCCTGGCGCTTCTGGCCGTCATTCCCAAGACTTCCGAAATACGCCAACCAAACCTCACGGTTCACCATCGGCCAGCGGCTCTGCGTGGTCAAGCCCAGCATCCCCTCAGCATCGGCGCCTCTCACAGTGATCCCCGGGTCCTCCTCAGTTGCATCCTCCACCCTGCTAAAACCAACAGGCAATCTGCTTCGGTCGTCACGCTGGCTCTGCTGCAGTAGCGCCTCATACCTGGCCACCAGCCACGCAAACCCTAACTCTTGCGCCCGGCGAGTCCCAGCCATCACCAGCTGTCGTACCTGGGGCTGCGAAAACGGGACCTGTGGGCCCATCCTCATCAGCACCCGCATCCCAAAATCCAGGAACGCCTCCAGCTTCGATGCCAGCGTAATCCTGCGTAGGCGTGTCTTCAGCTGCTGGAACGTCATGTAACTCCAGCGATGACCTTCGTGATCCAGCGCTTCCCTTGTCGGCATCTACCCCTCCATCACCGCCAGAATCTCCGGCGCCAGAACTGTCAGACCTTTCAGTTCAGCTGCGCTCATCCGGCCGGCCTTAGCGTAAATCTCGCCGCCGCCATTCTTCTTCATCACCCGGGGACCGACTTGAATCTTCTTCTCGCCGCCGTTATACTGGTAAACCCCGATGCAGAGGTCGCTCGGCAACATCCACTCCTTCAAGCACTTGTCCTTGCTCTCATCGTAAGGCACTGTTCGTCACCTCCTCTCAGCAACGGATATCCCATCTCCAGGAACTGCTTCCTTTTCATAACGCCCTCCCTCTGTCCAGAACCAGCGCCCTGACTTCCTTCACGTGGATTTCGTGGACCGCGGACAGCATCGCCTTCAGCACCTGTTCTATCTGATCGGGGCGCCCTGGCTGCGTCGCCTTCCACTCCTGGAACCACTTCCGGCATTTCTTGGCGTGGACTTCCAGGCTGTCGCCCAACTGGTACAGATCGTACGCCATTCTGAAACCGTTGGGCAGCCCCTGCCGTTCAGTCAGCAAGTCCACCATCAACCCCTGCCTCGCCTCCCGAAGACCGTGCATTCTTTCTTTCGACACCACCGCCTCCTACGCCGCCTTCTTCTGCTGCCGCTGATTCCACCACTCCGCCAACTTCCGGTAATTTTCGAAAAACACCGCACCGTGCCCACCACCACCCGGCATCTGATGCGCCAATTCGTGGAGCAGCGTCCCTACGTTCTGCCCACCTTCGAACAGCGTCACCCACCGGCCGTCCCTGGCATCTTCGGCCAACCCCAAAATCTGACGACAGTACGGGCCGCTCGTCTTCACCACCTTCTGAAACGAATAATCTACCTCTACCCTCGGCAACCCCAGCTGCTCCGCCATCTGCCACCACCAATCTTTATTCTTTTCTGCCATCCTCCCCTCCTATGCAAATTTGCGCGGCCCATCTCCAGCCAGCACGAGCGGTTCAGCAATATTCAGCGAATCCGCCAATTTCTTCAATTCTTCCTTGTCCTCCGGATTCTTCACGGGTGGAATCACCCGGCACTCCGTCGCAACCCTAACATTCCACTCCTTCAAATGCTGCGACACGTCTGCACGGGGCCACAGTTCGAACATCTGCCGGCCGCCCATCTTGATCGGGATCAGATCCCCGGCTAACACCTGGCGCCAGAGCTGTCCAGTCATTTTGTCGGCTGCAATGAACGGGAACCGACGCTTGAACTCGAAGAAGACTTCCTGCAGAGTCGCCCGCCTCGTGTCCAGCCAGCCTTTCCTCATCTCGCCGCCGCCTTCCGCTGGTTCTTGTACGCCCAGGTCACCCTGCGTGGAGCGCCCTTCACCGGCGTGAACCCACCCAACACCAGCCCCATGACGTCCAGTGACCAGTAAATCTCCTTGCCAGCGATCGCCTTCTGGTTCACCGTGTGGCCGGAGCCAATCACGTCTGGAAACGCTGACGCCAGCGCTCGGACGGTCGGAGCGTTGTCACACGGCACCAGTTCTACGGCACCGGTCTCCGAGTCCTGAATCTCCAACTGCGCCAGTTCTACGGCACCGGTCTCCGAGTCCTGAATCTCCAACTGCGCCAGGCCGGACTGCCAGCTACCGTGGAACGCCAGAATCTTGCCTTTTCTCATTTTGCCCTCCGATCTTCTTGAGCAGAACTCCGGTATCATTCGCCAGGCGGTCTGCCTCCTCCAGTTCAGACACCGTCCCATCCCTGGCCAAAGCCAGACCTGCAGCAGACAGCCATATCAGCGCCTGCCGCAAGGCCTTTCGTGCTTTCCGCATCTCCTTGGTCGGCATCATCCCCTCCAAATCTCCAGCAGCGCCAGAATCACAGCCCCACCAACGATAACCCAGATATTCGTCATCAAACGGTGCATCGGCTCACTCCTTTATCTGCTTGAGCAGCAAAGCGACTTCATTCGCCAGTCTATCAGCCTCCTTCGTCTGCGAGACGGCCTCGTCCATCATCAGATACAGTCCCGCTGCCGTCAGCTTTACGAAAGCGCCCCCCAGAGCCCTGATCGCCCTTTTTCTATTCCTGCTCATCGCCATTACTGACCCCTCATCAGTGGACAGCCTGAGCTGCCAGCTTCTCCGGCACGAAGATATCGATCACATGCCGGCGCTGGAACTTCACCTTCTGCCCCAGGTACAGTCGGCTCAGGAGCGGCTCATTGTCAATTTCGCCAACAAACTCTCCGGAATCCCCAACTCCAGTTACTTTCACCCACAGTCGCTCGCCGCCAAATCCCTCCCTCTTCGCCTGTCGATCCGTCATCGTCTCGAAGCCGACCTTGACGATGTCGCCTACGGCTACCTTCAGCCTGGCACACAGAGGCGGAATCCAGAACGATCCCGGATGCTCAGCATTGCGCTGCTCGCCATCAATCAGTCTGTAACCGCACTGTCTCATCGCCTCCTCCTTACTCGTGCTCCTTCAGCGCAGACCACGCCTTCAGGTACTTCGCCAACCGCCGTTCAATCGACCGGCGAGAATGCTTCTCGGACTGATACAGCGCATGGATTCGATTCGGGTCAAGGTTGTCGTTCAGGTCTGCCAGCTTCACTGCCCTGGCCCACCCATGCGCCGCCACTCGCTCGATGTACTCCGGATACTTCTCATCGGGCCTGCGAGTCAGCATCTCCACGATCGCTACCAGGCGTTCTCCAATTCCAGCCTGCAGCAACCGTTCCCGGGTGAAGTCCCCATCCTCAAGCACATCGTGCAGCACCGCTACGATCTTACTCTCCGGATCAGGCATTTGCAGCATCACCCGCAACGGATGCAGGACATACGGCTCCCCTACCAAATCCCGCTGGCCTGAATGCGCCATTATCGCAAACTCGATCGCTACTTCCAGCATGCTGTTCGTGTCCACGTCTTCTCCTTATGGCTCGTAGAAAACTACGCCGTACATCCCCATGGCCTTCTGGACATGCTCCAGTGCCGCCTCCGCCGTGTCCTCCGTCCAGCCGTTCACCTTGTTCAGCTCCACCAGTCCACGGATCACCTTCTGCCTGGCATCCAGCAGATTCAGCGGAGCCTTAAGCAGGGGGATCTCGGGGTTAGATTCTCCGGCCCGGAGCGGGGTCAGGAGATCGAGGGCCTGCTGCTGGTGGTGCCAGAGGGTAGTCATTTATGAAATTTCTCCATCCAGGCTTTCATATTCTCTGGACTGCCCCAGCAACCGTGCGGGGCGTGATTGTAGAAGAAGTTGACATAAGCGGGCAGATTATAGATGTTTACATCATCTGCCCTACCTACTGCTTCTCTGAGGTCATTGCAGATTACCGCTGAAAGGAAATCGCCGGGTTCAATTCCCCGCTCAAGATACAACTTAATGGCATCCCTCATATATTCAGGAATTATGAAGGTGTGGTGACCATAAGTGAACTCGTATGGCTTCATTACGCCTGCACCTTCTTCTGAAACCCGCCTTTGCCGAACTGCCGTTAGGCTACCTGCAGGCTTCTTCATTTTACTGCCTCCTTCGGCTCCGTCAGAATATACTGCTGCCGCGGACCTATCTCCTTCTGGAACCAGACCGCCCGGGAACGCCGTTTCAACTGCCGCTTCTGATTCCGTGTGCGATCCTGCTCCTTCTGGGCAAACGTACGCTTCTTATCTGGGTGAATCGCCATTACTTCAGCTCCTTGATCAGGATATCGCCGTTGTCCCACACCACCTTGAACTGATGCAACTTCGCCTTCAGATCGCAGAACAGGCGGCTCAAATCCACCTTCGGATCGTGCGTGACAATAACGAACCAGCCCATGTCGTACACCCGGATCGGGCTGGTGCTTTGCACTTCGGTCTTGGTCTCCTCGATCTTCAGCATCGCCCTCAGCTGTTCCGTCAGTTCTTTCATTTCACCCTCCAGATTCTTACACCGTCCATGCATTTTCTGCCTACGAACTTCTTCTTCTCACGGCTTTCTCTGGACACCCTCGGAAAAACTCGCCTTGCCGTCTGCTGTACAGTCTCTCCAATTCTATTTGGCACGAAGAACGACTCCATGACATCCAGCTTCTGAAACGGATACTTGCCTCCATACAGCGGCGCTTCTGCTTTGTGCCCGGGCGGCCAATCCGGAATCGGGATATTCTTCTCAATCAGATACTGCCCGGACCTCTGTCCCACCGGCTTCCTTCCTCTGACGCTGCTTGGCTTCCTTCCGCTGCCGCTGCAGTATCAACTTCTGCATCGCAGGTGGAACGAACCCATCCGGAATCACTCTGTTCCGCAACTCCTTGCTCCACGCATAATAGACAATTTCGTACCAGTGCTTTAGCCGCTGCTCAAGCTCCGCCATCAGCGCCAGGCACCTTTTGCATGTCACCTTCTCCTTCAGCCCGGTGAGGTACGTCGCTCGATACTCCCTGCACATCGGCACCAGCCCCATCTCACACAGGAAAACATCCATGTTGCCTACATACAACTCGGCCAGATGCGCCTTCTTCTGATGGCCGTTGCTGTCCATCTACCCAGCCTCCTCGATCTCTTTCTTCATCTGCTCCACTGGGCCCCGCTTCCAGGAATACGCCAGCCGCTTGCCGTCTTCGTCAAACAGGCCATGCATCTCAAACGTGGCCTCGTACACCCGGCCGGTCACCGTCTCAGCCCGGTACGTCTTCTCGAAGGGTCTGATCTCCAGAGCCACCTATGCGACCTCCGCCAGATAGCAGGGCACCACGTCTTCATGCAGCCGCAGCAACCAGCCATCTCTGGCAGCAAAGATCAGGAAATGCGGCAGTCCGGGATCGTACTCCACGAAGTACAGCTCCTCTCCAACTTCGAAGACAGCGAACACGCTCCGTTCATGCTGAATCACTTCTTTTAACAGCTTGAATGCTGGCCGAACTGCATCTACTTGACCCTCCTGGCCGGCTCGACCACCTGCACCTTCCCAAAGCACCGGTCGCACTTGCCAGCGTCGAAAAACACCACCTCATATTCATCGCCGCACTCCGAGCAGATATGCTTCGACATCTGCAGGACCGGTAACGCCCTCGGAGCCAACCCCACCTGCCAGCCTTCCCAATGCGGAGCTTCTTTCTTCATTTCGCCACCTCATGAATTACGCCAGTTAGATCGTTCATCAACACCTCGGCGGCAACTTCCTGACAGAGCCGCCTTTCCTGTTCGATCATCTGCTCAAACTCCGGGCTATCCTCAGCCAGCCGGGGCACCAAGCCTTCGTCCATCATTTTCAGGACGAACCTTCTCAGCCTGTCCGTCGTGTCCTCCATCTGACTACCCCTCCATCTGAGTTGGTTAAATGTGATGATGGATTAAGGATAGTATAGGTAAAATTTTTTGTCAAGAAAAAAATGCACTACTACCTGGCCTGCTGCTTTTTTTCATACTTACCGCACCTGCATCCGGGCCTGCTGGGCACATGCCCAGGCATGATCGGCCTTGTCCCTGAAATCAGACTCGCAGAACGGCAGCTTCTCGCCCAGCCACTCCGCCGACTGGTTCGCTGCGTGCATCGCCGCAATCTCGGCCTGGATTGCCATGCCCTCCAGCAGCGTCGAGATCAACAACCCAAACTTATGCAGATCCATCATGCTGTGCCTCCTCTGTTGCAAGCGCTTGCACTGGCGCCTGCGATCCAAATTCTTTCTTGAACGCCTGGGCCACCTCGATGAACTGGTCGGCCATCGACAGCAAGTGCTCCAAAACTGCATCCATCTGCACGCCGTCATGCAGCATCTCCACCAGGACGTCATTCAGGCAGTCGCAGAACACCATCGTCTCCGTCTGCCACGACATCCGGATGCCGTGCATGAGCCAGCCTCCTACCGTCTTCTTCTCTTCTGGCATATCGCCTCCTTCACTCCTTGTCGAACAGCGCCTGCTTATCCGCTTCCTCACCGCAGGACAGCGCCAGCTCCAGGTTCGCAGGCGGAAAACCCACCAGCCCACCACAACTGGCGCAGCGAGCGAGCAGGAACTTCGTATGCGAGCCGCCCGGGAGCGGAAACGTGATCTCGTTCTCGAAGATCGACGGGTCGCTCATCAGCTTAATGTCGCCATGGCAGATCTTCCGATTCCGGCGTCGCCACCACCTTTTCAGCCAGCTCAGGCTTCTTCCTCCCCACCGCCAGGATTTTCGATGGCTGCCCAATCAGGCTCCGGCAGCTGCAGCAGGGCAATCTCGGCCACTCGGCGCCAGGACGCTTTCTCGTCACCCATGCCAAACATGCCGATCATCTTGCTGCCATCAGCACAGTAGGACGAGAAGATCGTCATCATCGGGGAGCCGCCGCCTTCACCAGGCGAGAAGGCATAGACCCACTCCACCCCCGAGGCCGACGCGTTCTTTTCGGTGACTTCCCAAGCTTCCTCGCTGCGGGCACCGTGGCAGTAACACTGCGGATGCGGCTTCTCCCGCCACTTGTCAATCTGCTCCTGCGTCGAGCCTTCCGGGTAGCCACATCCGGGCACCTGCATGAAGTCTGCACCGACGATCGTGCTCCAGCCGGCCGGATGGTCGTCGATCAGCGTCTTCAGCATGGCATCCAGGTCGAACTTGAAGTGCTCCTGGAACAGGTGCCACAGCGTTCTGCCCAGGCCGGTCGGGTAGCTGTCCCAATGGTGATACACCCCCTTGAACTCCGCCGCACCGAGGGCCCCATTCGTCAGCCGTACAATCGCTCCTCTCGTGCTCATCTCGCCTCCTTCTTGTCGGCCGGAATCCGAAACGCCGACTCTCCTTGGTGCATGTAGTAACCCATAGCCACCTCCTCAATACGGAATCTTGCCGGCGTACTCCATCATCGCCTGCATCCTGCGCATATCCTCTTCCGACAGCTCCTCGTCCCGGAACGCAAATCCCCGGTGTCGAGCCACGGCCTTCTGCCAGCATTCCGTCCGCTGAACGTTCCGCCGCCTGTGCATTCTGCCACACTCAGGGCACTTCTCCATACCCCTCAACCCCATGCTGGGAACAGGATCACACCTGAACTCAAACGGATCAGGCTTTTCTTCGTCAGCAATCTTGCCACCAAAATCGACGTGTATCACCGCCATAGCCACACCTTCCTCCAGTCCGGACGCTTCCGCCCGAAATCCCTGGCCATCCGCTTGACATGCGCCGCCGTCGCCAGCTTCCCACGATCCCGGGCCTCCATCCAGATCACCGTCAGGACGATCAGTTCAGGAAGCAACGTCTTATGCGGATTCAGTGCGTTCATTTTCTTGCTCCTTCGGTTTTAATGCCTATATTTTATGATAGTATAAATAATAATTTTTGTCAAGAATTTTTCTACCCTACGAAATTTTTTTCATCTACTTTACTGTAAAATTTTTCAATAAAATTCTTGGTAAACCTACTTTCATGTATGCTTTTGCAAGCGCTTGCACAGACTTCAGAGCGAAAAACGTAGTGAGACATTAACCTTGTCATCTCCCAGTCATCTCCCAGTAGACTCCGGGAAATTCTAAAATTTTCTATCTTCTACCACCGGGAAATTCTAAATTTTCCTATGTTTCTGCCCAGCTAACGCCGGGGAATTCTAAAATTTCCTATGTTTCTGCAAGCGCAGAGGGCGGCGGGGCGCGAAATCGGCGCAAGATCTCCAGCGCTTCCCAGGAGGTGTCGGGGTGGCAAGATATGTGCCTTCGCCGACGCGCTTGTCATGTCATGCTGCTTCAGGCCGGCTTAACTTGACGTAGGCGGAGGAGCAGGGACATCCAGGTCTGGGACTGACATCCTGACTAACTGGCTTGCATGTCTGCCAGTCTTGACGTCAGTTAGGGAGCCAGTTCGTAAGTCAGTCATGGTGCCTGTATGTCAGTTCGTAAGCCAGTCCTGATGTGAGTTACGACGTGAGTTATGTTGCGAGCATGTCAGTTCTGGCGTGAGTTATGCCCTGTCAAGTCAGTTCTGACGGGAGTTAAGATGCATCTTAACTGACGCCAGAACTGCCAAGAGATAGCTTCGACACGAACTGCACCAGGCGGGAACAACGCCCAGACGCACCAGCATCGACGCGGCAGTGGTGCTGGGGTTGGTCGGGGATGGACTTCTTAGCTTACAAACTTTTCTTACGGGGGCTTACGAACTTATCTGGGAGGCGTTGGGGAGGCTATCTCCTACCATCCTATCGGGGCTACCTGTCTGTCAGGCTTGTCTTCTGCCTTTCTACCTACTTATCAAGAGATGGCTTTCTACGCTAACTATCTGACAATACTTGACTTTCTACGATACAGCTCCTTGCTTTCTTGACCACATCTTCCTCCTGTCTTTCTATCTTCCGTCTTAGCATATCTCCCAGATATACCTGACCACTGACTTCCACCCAACCTGATCTATCCGCCACCCTTTTGACCGCCTATGTGACATATCATGCCTACATAGCTTTAGCTCACACCTTCCACGCACTTGCAGACCTCTTGGCATGGTCTAACCTCAGGGCTCCTTCCCACAAGTCTGCATGCCCCAGCCTCGTCCTTCCTAACTCAAATGGCAGGTATCGCACATCGTCCCTATCAGGCCCATCGTCCAGAGAGGCATACACTCCCACGACGTTCACTATGGCTCCCAGGCCTGACATATGCACCAACTGGACACAGAGCCACACTTTCATTTCGTTCCCTCCACCTCCGATTCGTTCCCAAGGCAATCCTGCACGCAGACAGTCCTCTCCTCCAGGATCTTCATAAAATTCCCCGTCCGCGACGTTGACAGCAATTTCACCCGGTACACTACCAGAAACTCGTCGCCTGGCTGGAACTCACCTTGGCAGTCTGCACAAATGACTGGCCAATCTGAGCTGTACAGTTCCACGTCAGCCATATCATGCGCCTTCCTCGCCCTCTGAGCTGACAACGTTAAACTCCAGCCCCTTCGGAGCAAACATGAACAGCACTCCAGGGCAATGCGCCTGCAGCACACGCCGCAGCTCCTTGACCACGTCGTCAGGCGGCAGGTCACCGCGATCAGACATGATGAACACTACATCTCCAGGCTTCGGAGACAACTTAGCAATGGCAACTTCGATCACGACGGTATCCATGGCTTACTCCTTTGGCAAAAATCTGATTACACGCAGTCCTGGCGTGACTTTCTTCGGACTTTTTGCAAGCGCTTGCACGCATTTCGGCAGCACCTCCCCCGGATTCAGCGTGCGATGCTCTACATGCAGGCGTGCTACACGCAAACGTTCTGCGTTCCAGGTCGACCACGCCTGGCTGCCAACCTCAGTCTGTCGGATCAATGCAGCTGGGATCTGGCGGATTCAGATCATAAACGGGCTCGATCATCCCCATTCTGACCATGTGGTCATAATGCTCCGCACACAGCTCCAGCGGCTGATCCGTTACAGAACCAGGCTCAGGCAACACGCGGTATTCAGCTTCGGCCTCGCAGCCTACCCACTGGCAACCATCATCGTTCATGCTTACACCAGGACTTCGACGACCACTTCAGCAACTTTTTCAACCGCTCCTTCAACTTCCTTCACTTCATCCGGGTCGAGAGGCTCACTACCGAAAAGCAGGTCGTATACATACGCCCCACCCTTGACGATGACGATGGCGGCCACCGCACAAGCAGCTAACAACAGAGCTTTCTGCAGCGTGCTCATGCAGCCCCCTCCGGCGAAGTCTTTTTCACCGTTCTCCGGCATGGCTTGACAACAACTGGCGCCGGCTTCGGCCTATAATGCTCAATCAGCAGATAAGCAGCGATATTCGCCGCTACACCTAAGACCAAAAACTCCACCCCGAACACTGCCCACCATTTCCATGAAAACATGGCTACTCCTCGTGCCGCGCAATGGCGGCATTCGTCCAGAGCACTCCACCTTGTCACACTCCAGAGCACCTTAATCTGTGCCGTAATGCTCCACGTTGAAACGTCGGTCTTCTTCCAGGCGCGTGTACCAGATCAGAGCTGCCAGGACTCCAATCTTGACTTCCTGGTCTTTACGCTCCAACATACCTTCTTTCACCGCCTGTACCAGATCACGTCGCAGATCCAGCAAATTCTCCTGCGTCGGATCTGCGATCTTATTCAGCTTGCCGGCGCGGTGCAGATCAAGCGCCTGCCTGCGCAGCTCCTTCGTCACCTGCGTCTGGAAAGCATGGACGATATTCACCACCTGGTTGACTTTGGCCTGGTTCGGCCCCGTCAGAATCTCATACCCCGGACCCTGCTGATCTGCCATGACACACCTCCTTTTCATTTAGCTACAATTCCCGCGAACCCCTCAAATGCGAATTCCTGAAACGAATCTTGCGTACACCCTGCTGCTGACTGCCTGACGCTTCAGCCAACGCAAACAGATCAGATCTGCTACGACGAAACTGCCTGCGCTGGTCTCCTTCCTTCCGGTTCAAAATGTACACACAGCCGGCCATCGCGTCTGCCACATCTTTACTGCCACCTTGCGGGTGATCAATCTTATTCTTCGTCGGATTCTTTTCAATCTCCCGCAACTCCCTGGCAGCGACTATATGCGGCGGGAACAGGAGGCGTTCATCCTTAATCGCCTGCTTCAGTTCTGCATATGGCGTCATATCCACATCAACTGACAGAACACCCGATCTGATCCGCATCTTTCTAAACGACTGGATCAACATGACTGACTGGTAGCTGTCCAATGACACCCACTGCAAGTTGAACAAGCTACGCAGGAACAGGATCAGATCACGGGCTAACTCCAGATCAATTTCACCAGACGGAGGCGGCGTTACTTGCAGCAGGCCATCTATCTGATAAATTGGCGCCCTCATATCTTTCACTTCAATAAACGCCTGGGAACGTTCATCATAATACTTGGCTGACGGCAGCAACTTATCGCCGATAATACGGCCGATAGCAATCCCCAAGGCGTCCTGCGTGATCCCCACGTCAATATGCGCTGCAAAGACTTGCTCTCGGTTCAGGACAAAATCTTCTACGTAATCCAAATCTATCAGGTGCTCCCATTCTGGATCGTACGGATCTCCTACTATTCGAGACAGGATGCAGCTTTCTTGCTTGAACAGCTGGCGCCCATTCATTACTTCCCCAAAATTCAGCTGCGCCTGGTTTATCAAGTGGCGGTACGGGATGAACGGATGCGTCGATCCTGTGGCAACACCTGCAATATCACGCAAGGCTGCCGGCAGATCCCGTTCAAACACCGACTTGTACTCAATCGGCACTTCAATGACATCTTCTTCGTCGACTGCGTCGGGCATCGAATCTATCATTCTGGACATCTTCAGTTCGTTGCCTACTTCTACCAGGAAAGTCTCACCACTAAAACGGTCTTTCGGTAGGGACTCCCAGGCTGACAGCTTCATGACAAAAATCGTGGTCTTGCCATGCTTCTTAATTTCCTCCCTGGCTTCTTCCATCTTGCGATCAGTAAAATCACCCGGGTAATTCACCGACGAAATCATGATCAGTTTGCCAGGCAGCCTGCCATGCTGCATAAAACGGGACTGCATGCGTCGGATCAACGTCGTGTACAGGCGTTCAGCCTGATCATACTCCTGTTCGTGCGTAAACTTGACAAACTGGCTGTCTCTGGTTCTGGCCATGAAGTTCATTTCATCGATGACTCCACCAAAGACGTTCATACCAATGGCAGCCGTATCGCTGCCACCAGCCGGATACACCGTGATATTATTCGGAAACCGCAATTCAGAGACAAAATTCGTATCAAACGGGAAAAACTTATGAAAATACGGACTGACTCGCAATCTATCGGCAAACTGACCAAAAGCTACCTTCTTTGCAAGCGCCAGGGACATCGACTGCATGATAAAAACGATGGACGAGCCAGGCGCCAGATCAAACTCCACCTGCGGATTCACGTACACGCTAAGCAGGTACAGCATGTACGCCATCGCCATATCTGCAAAATAGTTCTTCCCAATACCGATGGCTCCTGTCAGAACTGCTTCTATGTAATTTGGCTCATCAAACAGGCGGCGTAATTCTGACATGATGGCCGGACGAACGTGGCCACGTTGCCCCATATACTCCGGGCTTTCAGTGAACTCCTGAACATCTACTACTCTGCCAACTTTCAGACCTCGCTTTTCAAACAGGAAGCTGTGATCTTGCGTCTGAATCGCCTTCTGCAGGTTGCTCATAAAGCCATGCAGATCCATCAAGCTGATCACTGGGCCATCTTTACCTGGCACAGGCACACAGAACTCCAGTAACGTCTTAACTACTTCAGCCGACCTACCTTTCAGACCAGCTTCTTCCGCCGACATAACCACAGCATCCATGGCTGCATTCAGCGGGACGAACTTTTGCAAACGTTCATGAACCTGCATCTTTGTCTCCTACCGGAACATAAACTCCAGTCTTTTCGTCCATTAACATCTTAACTGCATGCGTCTCCGACCATCCCAGGAATCTGCCAACTGCATCGGCTACCCGCATGCCATCGGGCCCCAGGCCTCGCATAACTTCATCGAACTTACCTTTCGTCGTTAAACTGATCTCCATTGGCACCTGCGGAATGGCTCCCAAATCTCTTTGCATGCACACAAACTGGGTCAGCAATTCTCCCAGAACTTTTATCGACTGGTCTGTCGCCTTAAACGGCAGCCGCGTCGTCGTTTCTTTCTCGCGATACAGTTCAATGCGATCAGTCTGGACTTCTATCAGCCAGCGCATGCGGCCCATGGCATCCAACTTTTCGATCAAGCGGTCGGCTTTCTCTTGCAGCTTGGCTGAAATCTCCCTGCCTTGCTGCGTCCCCCTGCCATTTATCAGCTGCAGGTCTCCCATTACTTTCAGCTTGAACGCCCGCACTGCGCGGCACAGCGATTTGACACTACTGTCAACTTCGACTTTCCAATCGCGCTGGGCTATCTGCACCACCTTATACGACGACTGGCCCATTTTCAGGCGGTGATACACCTCTGCCAGCTGACGATTCGAAAGCTTCTGCAGCCAGGTGCCACGTTTTCCAGGCGGACTTACAGCCTTCCGGAGAGCCGCTAACAGCTCCTCACTGGTCAGACTGATATTATCCTGGATGCTCTGGTGCTTATCCGTAGCCATCAGTCATCAAATGCGGCAACCGAGCCGCGGGAGGCAGTCTCTTGGCTGGGCTCCCTCAGGAAATCGCGGTGCGTTTCTACAAACTCCTTTACTGACATGACGCTGATCATTCGAGCCAATACTGAGTCAAACGTAACGCCATGGGCTACGCACTCCCGGGCCTGATGCAGAATAGCACGGTGATCATGCGGATGCATGCGCACCCACATATGCTCCTTGCCACCAAAATCCAGGATCATAAAATTGTACGGCAACGTGTCGCCATACTTCGTGAACAAGCGGTTCAGCACCATGGACAGATCGTCCACCGTCTTGATCTCACCCCTGGCCTTGTCAAATTCATTCTGCATTTCTTCTGACGGCAGGGACTCCCGGGCATGCTCCAGCATGGCTTCCAGTTCAGTCGGATCGGTAAACGCCATCCGCTGGGCCACTTCCTCCAGGCTGTAGCGGTTCATCAGGTCTTTTACCAGAGCAGTAAACTTCTTCTGGTTAAACTTTCCACGCAGCCGGTTCAACTTAACAGTCTGGAACTTCTGATCGTCCTCACTGATGCCGACAATCTTGCAGGGAATCAGCTCCAAGTCCAGGACGCTGAAGCCATCAAAACGGTGCTCGCCATCTACGATACGAAATTCATAGCCGTCAGTCTGTTCTTCTGGCGCCAACGGAGCGACTACAACATCCTGCACAGCTCCTAACGATTCAATGTTCTCCGTCAGCTCATTGAACAGGTCAGCCGTCATGACATTCGGGTTCCATTCATTCGGCCTGATCTTATTCTTCGGGATCATAACTGTTTCGAAAATTTCAACCATGATGCTCCTCCAGGACGTCAGCTATCTTCTTACCAACATCTTTGCCATACGGATGCTCCCACGCTCTGCGGGTCGAGGTCAACACCTCCTGACAGAGCCTTCCTCCACCAGCCACCATCTGCGGGGTCATCAGAATAGCAGCCTTCATTTCAATCGTCTCCCACCGTTCATTCGACTGGCGAATTATCCCAGCTGGAATCCCCAGGATACATGCTTCTTCCTGGACTCCACCAGAATCGGTCAAGACAAGTGCAGACTCACGCAGCTTCTTGATAAACACCCTCTGCGAGAACGGCTGAACCACTTCAATGCATTCGCTGTTTTCGAGATGCAGCGGCAGGAACTTCTTCGTATGCGGATGGCACGGGAAAATCGCCTTCAGGCCAAGAGCGCTCAGCTCATTTGCAAGCGCTTGCAAAACTAACTGCAGCAGAGACGCATCTGTGATCAGCTCCTGGCGGTGCAGCGTGATCAGGACTTGGTCATGTCGCACGTCCGGCTTGGGCATTTTCTTCGTCCACCAGGCCATCATATCGGCAATCGTGTTGCCTACGATGAACTTCTTACCCAGGCAGAAAACCACGTTATGCAAATGGCGCCCGCATGGCAGGAACAACAGCTGGGCAGCTTCGTCTGCCATCCTGCGATACTGCTCTTCGCGCATCGTGCCATCGTTACTTCGAAGGCCAGCTTCCACATGGGCGAACTTGATCCCCATGCTTACAGCAGTCATGGCTGCCAGCCCGGTCGAGTGCGTGTCTCCTTCTGCAACTATCAGCCTGGGCTTGAGCAGCTGCGTGACTCCAATCATCTCCGAGAAAGCTTTCTCTACACCCCAGGCAGCGTACGTTCTGCTATCAGACAGCACATTGAGCACCTGGTACTTCAGCTCCTCCAGGAACTCCGCTCCCATCTGTGGCGAGAACGACTGGTGCGTGAACAAGACGCGATACGGAATCTGGCGTCGTTCCAGCTCCCAGACAACCGGCGCCAGCTTAATAATCTCTGGCCTCGTGCCGACAATCAGCAGGATCATCAGTTCGTCTCCTTGATCCTTTCGTCAGCGCCGCCACGCACCAGCTCCATGCAGTTTCGGTAGAACTCTACTGTCTTGGCTATCCCCTCCTCCAGGCTGAATCTCGGTCTCCAGCCAAGCTCCACCAGATCGTCAGGCATGGCTATCTGCTTCACCTTGACGTCTATCGATCTGGACTGAACACACTCAATCCTGGCATCCGGAACTGCCTTCGTCACCGCCTGGGCAATATCCCACACCGACGACATGTGATCAGGGACGATGCTGACCGTCTTATTCAGGAACTTCTGCCGGTTCTCCAGAATCTTGACAATCCCATCAACCAGATCTTCGACATAAAAATGCTGCCGGACCTGCTTGCCATCACCGTGAACGATCATAGGCGTCTTGAGCAGGGCATTGCGGATAAAATACCAGGTCACCACGTTCGGATTCATGCGGGGGCCATACAGCGTACCAAAGCGAAAAATCGTAAACGGCTGACCAAACTGATAACGGTTGCTGTGGCAGAGCATCTCCATCATCAGCTTGTTATCGACGTACTGGTGGTAGCAGTCGTTCAAATCTATCTTGGAGGCATCGTTGGCCACACCTGAGACGAAACCAGAACCTTTCTTCAGCTGCCTGTCTGCTGCGAACATGCCAGAACATAGGCTGGAACTGGCAATCGAAATTCGAGGCGGCTCCTGCAGCTTAGACAGGCGCCCAGGCTCACAAAGCTGCCTGATCACATCCTGAATCGTCGCCAGCCCCATGACTCCAGGCTCCAGCGCACTGCGTTGCCCCAGCGCCGAGGACACCGTATGACTGACGCCGGCCAGGTGCACGATCTCCTCAGGCCTGGCATTCAGCAGGACCCCTTTCACCAGGTCATCGTCTACTACCGTTCCCTTGAACCATGTGACACGGCCAGTCGAGGCTGCAATCTCCTTGATCCAGTTATCCTCAATATCAAGCACCCAGACTTCATGGCCACGCTGATGCAACTTCTCGCACAGGTGACTTCCCACAAATCCAGTTCCACCAGTAATCAGAACGTTCACAGATTCTCCTCTCTTCTACAAGCTGGATACTCCCTATGCTCTGCTATGACAGAAGCCACACGCTTGGCCACTTCCTTATAGCCAGCGTTATTCAAATGCACGCCATCAGCATACATCTCCGGGGGCATGCCACGCAGATCCACCAGGCGGTCCCCCCACTTAGCTGCCAGCCTGACGATCTCTTCGTTATACTGCATAATCATCGTAAAGCTGCAGAAATCAGGGGCTCCAAATCCATTCAAGTCTGGGATCGTGCACAGGTACGAAATCTTGCCCCAACGCATGGCACAGCGTAGAATCGCCTCCACATGCTCAGCAAAGCGATCTGGTGGCGTGCTGACTTGCACCTTAGCATCGTTCGTCCCACAGAGCAAGACCATTTCTGCGGCTTCCGGATGCGCCTTCAGGACGTTGTACGCCCGCTTGTAAATGTCGATGCTGATCTCCCCATTTACCCCAGCATTGACGCAGTTCCAGTTCTGGCCATACCTTTCATACAGCAGCAGCTCCAGTTCAACCGGATAGCCGCGGTACAGTTCGTCCCGGGCGCCGTTTGTCAGGCTGTCCCCCAAACAGATGATCGTTCCGTAAATCACCTAAGCCTCCTCAGCGTACCGGCCAGCGGATCTACCGGCTCAGAATACGGCTTCAGATACTTGTAAATGAAGAACCCATCAACCCCCATTCTGGATCGACACCGTGTCCCGGGATAAATCTTGCCAATCTCCTGCAGGGACATGACTGTGCCAATCTCCCACTGGCGGAAGATCGCCTCCAGGATACGGCTATGGGGCTCCCTGGCTGCCAATGCATCTATTTTGGCAACTTCTTCAGCTGCAGCTTGGTAAACTCCCTCGCTGGTGTCTGAAGCAAGTTCATGCGACAACTTCTCCCTGGTCTTTTCAAAACGGCCGATCCACTCTCGACTGACTTTGCCGTCTGCAATCAGGCGGATCATGGCATACATCTGCTCCTTCGAGCCATAGAAAAACGGATACTCTTCGCCCACCAGTGCACGGGCCCAGCGTTTTCTGGGCAGCAATACTGGGACTCCCAAATACACCGCTTCTGCCACCAGCACCGTATAGCCTTCAAACAGGCTGGCATTCAAGATCAGGTCACAGGAAGGC